TTAATTGTCTACTTGACGGGATGCACACCATAGACTCTCTTCGGGGGCGTTTCTTTTATGCTTTTCAGGGTGCAGCCGGGGCGGGTTGCTTGATACCGGGGCCGGGGGATATATCTACCGCCACCGGGCCGGGGTGAGTGGCGAAAATTCCCACAAAAATAAAAAGGCTTTATTCCTAACAAACTTCATTCAGTTACAAATCTTATTCAGTAACAAAATATTTTCAACTCCCTATTGACAACAAAATAAATTCAGTGTATAGTATCATCAAGAGGTGATTACCATGTATATCAACAAGGCTATCCGAGATTTGATGAAAGCGAAAAATGTTTCTCTTCTGACCATGGCAAAGGCTCTTGGTAAAGAGCGTGGCAATGAAATCAGTTCTCGGCTGAGAAGCACTAACCTGTCCTTCAACAGCGCAGTCGAAATGCTGTCCGCCCTGGGTTATGAGGTGGTCATTCAGGAAAGAAAGCCCGGAGTCCGCAGAGCTGACCAAATCCTGATTGACCAGAAGGAAGACCCGAAGTATAACCTGGACGCTCTATTGGGGTCAGGCGGTGATGGTAAGTGAAATATGGCTATGGCCGGGTGTCAGCCAAAGACCAAAACCTTGCCCGTCAGCTTGCCGCTTTGAAAGCCTACGCTCCTGATCTGGACGATGACCATATCTTCACCGATAAGCAAAGCGGAAAGAATTTCAACCGGGAACATTACTTAAAGCTAAAATCAATCTTGGTTCCCGGTGATGAAATTTTGGTTGAGGAATTAGACCGGTTTGGACGGAATAAAGCGGAAATAAAAGCCGAGTTGGAGTGGTTCAAGGAGCATGGTGTTATTGTCAGGGTGTTTGATGTTCCTACCACGCTGATGGACTTCCATGGGCAGGATTGGATTGGCGAGATGGTCAATAACATTCTGATTGAAGTTATGGGAGCAATGGCAGAACAGGAGAGGAAGAAGATACGGAAGCGTCAAGCTGAGGGGATAGCCGCTATGCCAGTAGTTGGAGGGAGAAAGGTATCTGCTAAAACAGGAAGGGGGTTTGGTCGCCCTGCTTATGAGATTGACCCGGATGAATTTAAGACACTGGTGCAAAAGCAAAGAGAAGGGCTGATTACGGTGAATGACGCTTGCCGTCAACTCGGTATTAGTAGGCCCACTTGGTATGAAAAGGTGCGAAAGGTCGGGTGAGGCATGAAATTGATTTTGAAATTCATCGGAGGACTGTTATTGATTGGACTGGTTCTCATGGTCATCTTTGAGGCAGACCCTTTCGGAGCGGCGAGAGAACGGAAAGCCCAAGAAGAGGCAGAGCAAAAGGTGGAAGAGATGGTAACTGAGAACTCAATTCGGTTAGTAGATGGTGAACTTGGAGAGTATGGACAGGAAGTGACCATACCCAGTGAAACCTTTGGAACCTACACTTATGTGTGGTACAACATACCGGCAGGAAAATACGATGTTACCTACGAAGGAGAAAAGGATAGAGCTACGGTATTCGTAGTAGGTAATGACAGTTCAGAAGATGTTCGTTCTACCGTTTACTTTAATGAGTATGGAGAAAGTCAACAGATTACCGTAGAGGACGGAACCCATTTGGAATTATCTATCGGGGCAAATCTATTGTTAAACCCTGTAAGCGAATAAGTGAAAAAGCAAATAGGCTCTTGCAAGGGCGGGAGTAACAGCCATTACGGGCTATCAGAGAAATCTGGTAGCCCTTTTTCTTTTGAGGTGATTTTATGGATTATCGGAAGCTGGCAGACAGTATTAAACGGCACATTGGGAATAGGCCGGAAGATCATGCCGCCTATATTGACCTGTTATCCCTTTGCCGCCAGTGGGAAGCGGAAGATTTTCAAGCGGCGCACGAGGTCAGTAAAGAGTTACGGGTTTTCTCGGCCAAGCAGTTACGCCGTACTTCTCCAAAAGAGGCAGAACATTTTTATGAGGCATGGAGGAAGAGCCTCCTGTTTGACGCTCCCCATAATTTTGACGCTTTTATGACCTATATTGAGCTTGACCGGAAGCCGGAAAAGCGGTTCTATGCCCCCCGGAGGCATTATCTGAAACCCATGGTACAGGGCTTCCAAGATATTCTTGATAAAAAGCTGCGTCTTTTAACAATATCCATGCCGAAACGAGCGGGAAAGTCACAAACAGGTATCAATTTTGTTAATATGCTCTCTGGCAAATTCCCTGACCGCTCTACACTGATGGAGGGAACCGGTGATGACCTTGTAAAGAGCTTCTATAATGGGTGCTTAGAATATCTGATAGTTCCGAATGAGTATCTATTCTATGATGTATTCCCGGATGCCCGTCTGGTGCAGACCGGAGCGGACACAAAGATCATCAACCTCAAATCCAAGTCCCGGTTCCCTACTATCATGTGCCGTTCCATTGATGCTCGTCAGGTAGGTTTGTCCGAGGCTACGAATGTGCTTTATCTGGATGACTGTGTGGAGGGTCGTGAAGAGGCAAAGAACCGCCAGCGGCTTGATGATAAATGGGAAGTGATTTCCGGCGATATTATGGGCCGAGCCATTGAGGGTACGCCCATGGTATTCACTGGTACTCGATACTCCATCTATGACCCTATTGGGCGTGTCCAGGAATATGCGGCGCAGGAGAATTGGCCTTGGAAAGCCATTGAAATTCCGGCTCTCGATCTAATCACGGACGAGAGTAATTATGAGTATGAGCGAGAGGGCCAGAAGATTTTTACCACGGCATATTTCCGGGAGCAGAGGGAACTTTTATCCGCCGAGCAGTTTGAGAGTGAGTTCCAGCAACAGCCTTTTGAGGCCAAGGGTCTTCTGTTCAACAAGGATGAACTGAATTATTTCTTTGAGCTGCCTCCTGACCGGGAGCCGGACACCATCATTGCCGTAGGCGATACTGCTGAGAGTGGTTCGGACTCCACCTCCCTCCCGGTGGCCGTCATCTACGGCACCGAGGTTTATATTGTCGATGTGGTCTTTGATGACGCTCCCGCAGAGGTAACAAAACCGGAGTGTGCCAAGTGCCTGATCTCCAACAGGGTCGCTTCTGCTACTTTTGAGGCCAACAATGCAGGTCAATATTATGCCCGTGATGTGGCAGAAATCATTCGGCAGCAAGGGTACTCCATCGGTATCAGAACGAAGCGGACGATTTCAAATAAACAGACTCGAATTGAATTTGCCTCCGACAACATCAAGAAGAACTTCTATTTTAAGCACCCGGCCACTTATAAACGAGGCAGTCAGTATTGGAATTTCATGAAGGAGCTGACCACCTATACCCGAAGCGGCAAGGTTCCACACGATGACGCACCTGACTCCCTGGCTCTTCTGGAAAACGAAATTCGTATGCTGGCCGGAGGGAAAATCGAAATCTTCAAGCGGCCATGTTGAAAAATAGAATATCCAATGGTATTATAAAGAGTTATTCATTGACAAGCATTGGATATTATGCTATCATGAAAGATGATAAAATGGCTCTTTGATAGGAGGTGACATGAATGGGAGGCAGAGCGTTATTTGGTCGCAGGGTGATTTATACCGATGTGGCCGCAATCAACGATAATAACATCATTGATGTTCTGCAAAAGGCCCTGTTCATTCACCTCATGAACCAGGCAGATATTAGTTATCTGTACCGATACTACAAGGGAGATCAGCCGGTTCTTTACCGAAAGAAAGAAGTTCGGCCTGAAATCAATAACAAAGTCGTTGAGAACCGAGCCAATGAAATCGTATCTTTCAAGGTTGGCTATCTGATGGGTGAGCCTGTCCAGTATGTCAGTCGTGGGGATGACGAGAAAATTGCCAAGAAAATCACGCAGCTCAATGATTATGCTTTGTCTGAGGATAAGGCCGCAAAGGATAAGGAGCTGGCTGATTGGTCGCACATTTGTGGAACTTCCTACCGCATGGTTCTTCCCGATGGTGCGGCTGATGTGGAAGAGGACGAAGCTCCGTTTGAGATTTTCACGCTTGACCCTCGCTATTCCTTTGTGGTCTATTCCACGGCCTTGGGCAATCCCGCCATGATGGGTGTTCAATATATCCTGAAAGACGATGGAGTGTTGGTCTTTAGCTGTTACACCGCCGACCACTATTATGAGGTGGAAAACACTTGGGCAATCAGGCGGAGCGAGGAACAGTATTTGGGTATTCCCATCATTGAGTACCCGGCAAACAAAGCCCGTTTGGGTGCTTTTGAAATCGTCCTCCCTCTTCTGGACGCAATCAATAATGTGGAGTCTAATCGACTGGACGGCGTAGAGCAGTTTGTTCAGGCTCTTATGCTTTTCCACAATGTCGATATTTCTTCTTCGGATTATCGTGATCTGCGGGAAGAGGGCGCAATCAAGTACAAAGACATTGACCCTCAGTTTAAGGCTGAGATTGAGTACCTGACTGCTGAACTGAACCAGACGCAAACGCAGACCCTTGTGGACAGTATGTATAATACAGTTCTCACGATCTGCGGTATGCCGAACCGAAATGGCGGTTCTTCCACCAGCGACACCGGTTCTGCCGTCATCATGCGAGATGGTTGGTCTGCGGCAGAGGCAAGAGCTAAGGACAGCGAATTGATGTTTAAGAAGTCAGAGAAGGAGTTTTTGAAAATCCTTCTTCGCATCTGCGACAACTTGAGCGATCTGAGCTTGAAGCTCTCTGCTATTGAAATTCGTTTCACTCGCCGCAATTATGAGAATATCTCGGAAAAGGCTAATGTGCTGATTACCATGCTGAATAATCCTAAAATTGCTCCGGTTCTGGCCTTTATCCATTGCGGAATGTTCTCTGACCCCCAGGTTGCTTACAAAATGAGCATGGAGTATGCGGAAGAGCAGGAGAAAAAGGCGGCGGAGTTTGCCGCCAAGCAACAGAATAATAGGGAGAGTGAAGGGGATGAATCCGGTAGTGAACCTGACAGCAAAGGCAGTTCAGGAGATCAATGAAATCCTCTCTCGTGGCAAGGGAGTAGAGATTGCCGTGAGAAACGGCAAAGTGGTGGTTTGGGAAACCGCCAGTAAAAAGAAATATGAGGCCGTCATAGAGAGATGACGGTAACAGCCACTACGGGCTATCGGTAAGAGCGGAAACGCTTTTGCCGGTAGCTCTTTTTCTTTTGGTTTTAAGGCCGCAAGGCTTTGAATGGTCAGGGAAGACCTTAATCGCAAGGGGAGAAAACCCTACCAAAAACGGAAAATAGTGCTGAGTGAACAGCCTTGTTAAACGCAGGAGGTATTTGTTATGGCAAAGATTGACACCAGCAAGATTGAGGGGTATGCGAACATGACCCCTGAGCAGAAGCTGGCCGCTCTGGAAGGGTTTGAGTACGAGGACAACTCCGCAGAGCTGGAAAAGCAGAAGAACGCTCTTTCCAAGGCCAATTCTGAGGCCGCTGAGTGGAAGCGGAAGCACAATGCTCTTTTGTCCGAAGAGGAAAAGAAGAAGCAGGAAGACGCTGACAAGCTGGCTCAGATGGAACAGGAGCTTGCCGATCTCCGTAAGGGCAAGACCGTTTCTGAGTACAAAGCCAAGTTTGTAGCCCAAGGCTACGACGAGGCCCTGGCTGAGGAAACCGCTAAGGCCCTGGCTGACGGCGATAGTGCTAAGGTCTTTGCCAACCAGAGCAAGTTCCTCGAAGAGTATGCGAAGAAGGTCAAAGCTGACGCAATCAAAAAGACCCCTAAGCCCGGTGCGGGTGCCGGTTCCGGCTCTGGCACCGAGGATGCCGTAGATTACGGTAAGAAGATCGAAGAGGCGCAGAAGAACGGTGATATTACCGCTGTCGCCTACTATACACGCCTGAAAGCCCAGGCTGAGGCCGAAGCCAAGGGTGAATAACCAGTAAAGGAGAGATTGATTTATGTCCGACACTCTGGCTACCAGTTTCGGGGTACTGAATTACTCCGGTATGCTCTTCAATAAGGGTAATACCCGCTGTCCCCTGTCCTCCATCATCGGCGGCAGGGCTAAGACCACCAATCATGTTGAGTTTGTGACCGGCCAGGAGTACACCACTGGCGGCGGCGAGCAGCCTGCTATCAGTGAAACCGCTTCTCTGACGGCACCGGAGGCGAGTGTGATTACCCGCACCCAGAAGACCAATGTGACTCAGATTTTCATGGAGGCCGTAGGCATTTCCTATGCCAAGCAGTCCAACATGGGCACCCTGTCTGGCCTGAATGTTGCCAACCAGCAGGCCAATCCCATCAATGAACTGGACTTCCAGGTTGCGGCGAAGATGCAGAAGGTCAACCGGGATATTGAGTTTACCTTTATTCAGGGAACCTTCAACAAGGCCACTTCTGATGCCACCATCAACAAGACCCGTGGACTGGTGGAGGCGATTACCACCAACACCAAGGCCATGTCCAGCAAGCCTCTCGGCCTGTGGGACATTGCTGACATGGTGAAGAAGATTTACGGTGCCAATGCTCCCACCGATGGCCTGTGCCTGTGGTGTGACGCTACCACGCTGTTCCAGGTCAATGCTGACGCTGTTCAGAATGGCCTTACCGTGGTTCCTGCTGCCCGTGAGATCAACGGTATCGCTCTGTCCAGTGTGGTCACTCCCATCGGCGTGGTGTATCTGTACCTGGGCGAGTGTCTTCCCGCTGGTACGGCTCTGCTGCTGAACCTGAATGTGATCGCTCCCGTGTACCAGCCTGTCCCCGGAAAGGGCAACTTCTTCCTGGAGCCTCTGGCGAAGACCGGTGCCGGTGAGAAGTATCAGCTCTTCGGTCAGATTGGTCTTGACCATGGCCCTGAGTGGTATCACGGCAAGTTTACCGGCATTGCTCAGAGCTTTACCGCTCCTAAGTACAGCCGGAGCGTGTTCATTGCCAATGACGAGTCCAATCCCGTGAATACCAAGGAAGTCGGAGCTGGCGGCTAATTTGAAGAAAGGTAGGTGAAAAGTCATGACCGATACTGAAAAGCTGACTATGCTTAAAGCTATGACCGGCGAAAAGGACGAGAGTGTGCTTTCCACCTACCTTTCTATCGCTGGCAATAAAATCTTGAAACGGGCTTATCCGTTCAACAGTACCGTAACCGTAGTGCCTGACCGGTATGCCTACAATCAGGTGGAGATCGCCGCTTATCTGGTAAACAAGCGAGGTGCTGAGGGAGAAACAGCGCACAGTGAAAACGGTATTTCCCGCTCCTATGAAGACGGAGATGTGCCGCCTACACTCCTGCGTGAAATTGTTCCCTGTGCCAGCCTTATCGGGAAGGAGCCGGTGGTATGAGAGTCATGGAGCGCAACAAATCTGTTTACTGGTATCTGCTGTATGACAGAAAAGAGCCGGTAAAGGATGAAGAGGGTCATGAAACGGGCGATACCCGTGTGGTCTACAAAGAAGCCGTGAAACGGCGGGGCAAAGTTTCCGCCGCCACCGGGTCAGCTCCCGGGGGACCGGTTGGAAATTTCATCTCCTATGACAAGGTGATTGTCACGGACGATCTTACTTGCCCGATTGACGAAAATACCGTCCTGTTCATCGACAAATCACCTGAATATGACGATGACGGAAATCCTCTTTATGACTACATCGTGAAGCGTGTTGCAAAGAGCCTTAATTCCATCTCTTATGCTGTGAGCAAGGTGACGGTATCGTGAAGACAATCAAAATTCCTTTATCCGTGGCCGGTATTGACAACGCCGTTCGAGAGATTAACCGGTATCAAAGCTGGTTGAAAGCAAAGACAAGTGTTCTGTTGGACAGATTGGCGCAAGAAGGTCTATCGGTAGCCTCTGCCAACTTCGCAAAGGCAGCGTATGACGGCACCAATGATGTGTCTGTGTCTGTGGAGCAGAGAGGGGCCGGAGTTCGAGCCGTGGTTGCTGTGGGGGCATCGGTACTCTTCATTGAGTTCGGCACCGGCGTGACCTACCCGGATAATCACCCGGAAGCCGCAGAACATGGTATGCGCCGTGGAGAATATGGGGTAGGTCACGGTAAGCAGCCGTCTTGGGGTTACTATGGAGAACCCGGTACTAATGGTGTTATTCACACTAAAAAGGACGGAAAGGAAGTAGTCATCACCCAAGGCAATCCGGCCAATATGTCCATGTATGAAACCGTAAAACACTTGGAGGGTATCTTGCCCGGACTGGCAAAGGAGGTATTTCGATGATTGATGTGGAGAGTCAAATCTACACACCGATTGCGGTAGCCCTCCGGGAAACTTTTCCTGGTATTGATGTGAGCGGCGAGTATGTGAAAGCTCCATCCGCTTTTCCTCATGTGAGTATCGTAGAACAGGACAATTACCCCACTCTGGAACATTTAAGTACCAGCGACAAAGAGCAGTTCGCAACGCTGATGTATGAGGTAAATGTCTATTCCAATAAATCGACCAGTAAGAAAAGCCAATGCCGGAACATCATGAAGGTCATTGATGATCTCATGTATCAGCGTAATTTCACCCGCATTTCCCTGTCCCCTATCCCCAACTTAGAGAACGCAAGTATCTACCGCCTTGTAGCTCGGTATCGGGCAGAAACAGACGGTACAAATCTTTACAGGAGGTAAGTTGAAATGGCGATTAGCACCTATAAGGTCTTTCTGATGAAAAAGAAGACTACCCCCGAAGAAACCTATGAAAAGCTGGTTGACATTAAGGAGTTCCCCGACCTGGGCGGTGAACCCGAAATGCTGGAAACCACTACGCTGTCCGACAATATGCAGACCTATATTGCCGGTATTCAATCCCTCGACGGCCTGTCCTTCACAGCAAACTACGATATGGCTACCTTTAAGAAGCTGAAAGAGCTGGAAGGTAAGGAAGACAGCTATGCCGTCTGGTTCGGTGGAACCGAGTCCGGTGGTGTTGTCACTCCTGATGGCTCCAACGGCAAGTTCGCCTTTAAGGGCCAACTGTCTGTATTCCCTGTGGGCGGTGGTGTAAACGAGGTCGTGGACATGAACATTTCCATTGCCCCGTCTACCCCCATCACTTTCTCTGACACCTAATCACAACGGCCTGACGATAAGGAGGATTTATCATGGCTAAGACTCTGACAATCAAAGACCCTGTTTCCGGCGAGAGTTATACGCTGGAATATACCCGCAAGACCGTAGAGATCATGGAGAAGCAGGGCTTCATTGCGGAAGATGTTGACCGCAAGCCCATGACCATGCTCCCGGCTCTGTTTGCCGGTGCGTTTATCGCTCGGCACCGCTTCGTAAAGAGAGAGGTCATTGACCGCATTTATGCCCGTCTGCCCCGGAAAGACGAGCTTCTGCCGAAACTGGTGGAGATGTATAACGAACCCATTCTCTCTCTGATGGAAGAGCCTACTCCTGACGAGGGTAGCGAGGGAAACATGGACTGGACTGCCAACTGGTAAGCGGGTTGCAGTCCGATGAACGAGGGGGCGGTGGCGTAGTTCGCCCCGCTCCCCGTTTCGCTTACACGGAAAAGTTTTATGAAGTGTTCCCCTTCTACTTGGCAATCGGTATGACTGCCGAACAATATTGGGACGGAGATTGTGAGCTTGTCAAATACTACCGTAAAGCCGCAAAAATTCGACAAGATTTGAAAAATCAAGATGCGTGGTTGCTGGGAATGTATATCTATCAGGCGATTGGCAATCTGGCCCCCATCCTTCGGGCTTTTGCGAAAAAAGGCACCAAGGCTGTGCCTTATCCCGATCAGCCGTTTGCGCTGAACACCATGCAGAAAGGGGAAAAGGAGCAGGCCAAACAGGAAAAGCAGGACGAAAAGGCAAAAGCCTATTTCCAAGCATTGGCTATGTCGTTCAACAAGAAATTTCAGGAGAAAGGTGGTGGCGTAAATGGCTGATAATGTGGAAATTCAGGGTTTGGAATTTCAAATCCAAGAGAACAGCGCAGGGGCCGTAGCCGGGCTTGAAAATCTGAAAAAGGCTCTGAGCGGGTTGAAATCTGTGACCGGCAGCAGCGTCAAGGGGCTTGACAGCACCAGCAAGAGTATTCGGGAATTGAAGAACGCTCTCTCCGGCCTGAACAGCGGTGATATGTCCCGGAAGTTGACGCAGATTGCCTCCGGCCTGAGAGCATTGGAACAGGTCAGAGGGGTCAAGATTTCCAGTTCTATCCCTAATCAGCTTAACGCTCTCAATGCCGCCCTGAAAAATGTCAGGTGGACGGACGGGGACAAGATCAGAGCCCTTGTAGATGGTCTGCGTCCTCTGTCTGAGCTTGGAAGAGCCAACATGACTTCCTTCATCAATCAGCTCGGAAAACTCCCGGCACTGATTGACGAGTTGGAAAAAGCAGATGTTGACAAGTTCACTCGCCAGATGAAGGAGCTTGCCGCCGCTATGAAGCCTTTTGCAGATGAAATGCAGAAGGTGTCCAATGGATTTTCCGCTTTTCCGTCCAGAATACAGAGGTTGATTGCCAGCACAGACCGGTACAACAATTCTGTAAACCGGGCCACTACTGGGACTAAAGCGTGGTCTAATGCTCTCACAGGCATCAAACTTTCCACGGTACTCTACGCCTCTAATCGAATTGGTGCCGCACTTGCCGGATATATGTATCAGGCTTCCGAATGGGAAGGTATCATGTACCGCTTTGGTCGAGCTTTTGGCGAAGAGGCAGAAGAAAATTACAAGTGGATTAACCGTCTAAACTCTGAGCTGAAAATCAATGTTCAACAGTTCATGCAGTATGCTTCCATCTACGGCACTATGCTGAAAGGCTTCGGTGTCGCACAGAAGGACGCTGCGGCTATGGCTATGAACTATACCGAGCTGACTTATGATATTTGGGCCGGTTACAACGACATTTACAAGAGTTTTGAAGACGCTGCCGTTGCTGTGCGCTCTGCTATTGCCGGTGAGGTTGAACCCATCCGTAGAGCTGGTTTCACCATCGTGGACTCTCAGTTGAAAATCACGGCGGCAAATTACGGTATTGCGTACAGCACTCAAAGCGCAAGCGAGGAATTGAAGTCCTATCTGCGGTATCTGACCCTGATCGACCAAGCCAAGGCACAGAATTTGATTGGCACTTATGCCCGTGAGATGACTACCGCAGAAGGTCTTATGAGAACCCTGCGTCAACAGCTCACCTCTCTATCTCAGGCTTTTGGCTCTTTCCTTCTTCCTGCTTTGGTGAAGGTTTTACCCTATGTGCAAGCCTTTGTGGAGCTGATTGGGGAAGCGATTGCGGCTCTGGCACAGCTCTTTGGCATTGACTTGAAGCCTGTTGATTTTGGAGTCAGTTCCGGTGCCTCCGCTGCCGGGGATATGGCTGATAACCTCGGCGACGCTGCGGGTGCCGCAAAGAAGCTGAAACAGTACACCGCTGGTTTTGACGAGCTGAATGTTTTTGACCCTAATCAGGGAGCCGGGGGAGCTGGTGCCGGTGTTTCCGGTGGAGGCTACGAGGGTGAGTTTGACATCGGTAAACTGTGGGACGAGAGCATTTTTGAGAACATCAATTCCCAGGTTGACGAACTGAAAGAAAACCTGAAAGGTGTTCTTTCCACTGTGACCAGTATTGCGGCGGGTATTTTGGCGTGGAAGGTCGCCAAAGATTTCTTAGCGGCCTTGAAACTTCTGAAAGAACTGAACTCCAAGAATTTTGCCTTCAAACTGGACTTCAAAGTTCTCGGCTTGTCCATGTTCCTCGCTGATTTGAAGGAATTTGAAAGGTATCTGAAAGATTTCCTGGACAACGGCCCTACCTTCCAGAATGTTGCCGGTATGATTAGTTCCTTTGCCGGTATGGTGGGGGACGCTCTGATTATGCTCGGCGGTTTGAAGGTTGGCGGTGCGCTGAAAGTTATTCAGGGTATCGGTGAGATCGTCATTGGTATCAGCGACATTGCGGAGAATGGTGTCAATGCGGAAAATGCCCTAACTGTCATCCGAGGACTGACTAATATCGCCATTGGTATCGGCGTGTTTACTGGAAATATCAAGTTGGCGGCATGGAGCGTAGCCATTCAAGGCTTCACCACCATCATCCGTGAGATTGCTACAAATTGGGACGCTATCAAGCAAGGCGATTGGAGCGGTGTGGACAAGGTGGCTCTGATTATTGGCGGTTTGGAAATCTTGGGCGGTTTGGTAGTCGCTCTTGATGTATTTTCCAAGTTGAAGGGTATCTCTAACCTGGGCAATGCCACTACCGCTATGAACACACTCTCCAATGCTACGGGAACGATTGATACTACCGTTAGTACCCAGCTCTCCCCCAAGCTGAAATCTCTGGCGAAGAACCTCGGCCTTGGTGTGGTAGTCATTGCCGAAGTTGCGGCAGCGGCAATTATCTTTACCGGGGCAATCGCCATCATGGGCCATGAACTCGAAGAAGTTGGTAAAGCGTGGGAACCTGTCATTGAAAACGGAACCACCGTTGCAACTGCAATCGGTATTGGAGCTGGTATCTTGGGTGCGGTCGGTTTAGCCGCATACGCCTTGGGAACCGGAGGTAAGACCATTGCCTTGAATATCGGCATCGGAACAGCTATCTTACTGGAACTCGGCGTAGCTACCGGTCTGTTCTTGGTAGAAATTTGGGCCGTAGGTAAGGGGCTTGACGAGATTGGTCAGGCATGGCAACCGGTTTTGGACAACGGCGAAGAGATTGCTACCGCCATTGGTGTAGGCACCGGCCTTTTGGTTGGCGTAGGTACTGTGACGGCAGCTCTTGGCGCAATCACTATCGGTACGGCGGGGTTGCTTCCTGCGGCAATCGCCTTGGGAGCCGGTATTCTGGCAGAAATGGCCCTGGCTTGTATCGGGTTGGTGGAAAGCCTACGAGCTGTTGCGGACGAATTGAACAATAACCTTGCCCCCTCTCTCCGGGACTTAAACGGCACTCTTCCCCAGCTTACCGATGATATGTCCGATTTTGTGGATTTCATGTCTACCTTTGCCGGGGAGATCAGTTCCTATACTGACTCTATGGGCGGTATCACCTGGGACAGCATTGTAAGCGGCTTCCAGAAGCTCTTTGCCGGTAATCCTATCGGCGATTTCGCTGATGATGTGAACGCCATCTACACGGACACTAAGAGCTTGAATGACGAACTGCGGCTTGCAAACCCGGAACTGCAAACCGCTGTAACCCTGCTGACACAGTATGCCGCTCTTATGGAGCAGCTTGGTATTCTGACGCAGGAAAACGGCACGGCAAATCTGGCAACTGGTATCTTTACCAATCTGCAAGTCTGCGGTGAGCAGCTTGTGACTGGCTTCTCCACCGGCATGACGAATAAAATGCCTCTCATTCAAGCCAATGTGGAGCAGATGAAGACCACCCTTGACACCAACTTCAATACGCTGGTAGACGGGGTTGTGCAGAAGTGGCAGACCGGTTTGGACACCATGAACACGGATTTTACTACTTTCCGCACAAATACGCTTCTCGGCTTCACGGACTTCCAAACGCAGATAACCACTGGCATGGACGATTTTACGACCACCTTCCCGAAGGGGTGGAGTTCCATGTGGAGAGGCATGACCAATACCGCTATCATCCAGTGGAACTCTACTCTGAACGCAATGGAAAGAGGCATGAACAATGCCATCAACGCACTCAACCAAGTCATTTGCTCTATCAACGCTGTTTCTTGGATTACGGGTATCAGTCTGAGCTATTTTAGCCGGATTTCCATTGACCAAATCCAGTATATGGCTGAGGGCGGTTTCGTGGATGAAGGGCAGCTCTTCATTGCGAGAGAGGCCGGAGCCGAGATGGTGGGTGCCATGGGACGGCGTACCGCTGTTGCCAACAATGACCAGATCGTTGAAGGTATTTCCGCTGGCGTGTCCGTTGCTAATGACGGCGTGATCGCCGCTATCTATGCACTCATGAATATCATTGAGGACAAGGATTTGTCTGTGTCCATCGGTGATGATGTAATTGGCCGGTCTTATGACCGGTACAACCGGAGCAGAGGTGTCCGAGTGAACAGTGGTGCCTTTGCCAACGCCTACTAAGGGGGTAAGGATATGGCAGCATTTATCAAGATCAATGGTCGTGAATATCCTTGCCCCCGCAGGGGGCTTAACCTCATGACCGCTACCATCGTGGACTCCGCCAGAAACGCAAATGCTGTGGTGGTGGGTCAGGTGGTAGGCCGTGAACAGCAAAAAATCGACAATCTGGAATGGGCTTATCTGACTGCGGAACAGTGGTCGAGCCTGTTGCAAGAATTTAGAAATTTCTATGTGATGGTCACTTACCCGGATATGGTGAACAACACATGGACTACCCGGAAGATGTACCCCGGTGACAGAACGGCAGAGCCATTCCATCTTGACCCGGAAACACAGCTTCCCATTGATTACATTAACTGCAAAGTTAATCTCATTGACTGCGGAGAGCCGTTGTAAAGGAGGGCCGATATGAAATCTGTAAGTAACGCTTACAAGTCGAGTATGCGTGGCCTCCTTCGCAACCGCTCCTATGTCCGTATTACCTTCGGAAATGTGGACACAACAGCCGCAACAGACGGTGAGTGGGTAAGCAATGGGGAGCTGCCTTTTTCTGAATTTGAAACGGTGGATTACCCTTATCAGTATGGGAGTCCCTATGCCGTTTTGGAATTAAATAGGTGGGCATTAGATGGTAAAGCTCTCATTCTTCCCGCCAGTGGAGCGGTGCAGGACGGTTTTGTGTCCAGCCTCATGAGTGACGCTGAGGGAGCGTTCAGCACTCCGGCAGTCATTACTCGGCAGTTCTCTACTCCCCACACCTTCCCCGGTCTGACACTGACTTTTGATACCCGGTATCAGGAATGGCCTTTGCAGATCACCGCAAGGTTTTACCTGGGCAATGCCCTGGTTGATACCCAAGTAGTACCTGTGACCGGTGTAGAGGCTGTGGTAAACACGAGAGCGGCCCAGGTAGACAAGGTGACGATCACCTTCGACATGGCTCTTCCATATCGGAGGCCCAGGCTGGAAGAGGTTCTATACGGCCTGAACAAGCAATTTGTGAACAAGGATATTATTTCCACTCAGCAAAAGCATGATGTTGACCCTCTGAGCCGCAGACTGCCAACCGAAACGATGGAGTTCACCATCATTGACTACGAACACAATTATGACCCCGATAATCCGGCTGGCATCTACGCTTATGTGGATAAGAACTCTCCCATTGAAATCCAATTCGGCTATGAGCTGCCGGACGGCTCTGTGGAGTGGATTAAATCTGACAGGTATGTGCTGAACGGCAAGCCCGCTACCAAGGATAACCAGACAACCTTTACCGGAACCGGTCTGATTGGAAGTCTGACGAAAACCTTCTATAAAAGCAAACTTGGTTCTAAAAGCCTGTTCGCCATGGCAGAAGAAGTTCTGTTGGACGCTGATTTGACCCTGACGGAACAGGGAACGCACCCGTGGGAGATTGACGAGAGCTTGAAGCAGATGTTCACTACGGCGGCTCTTCCCATCGACACACACATGAATTGCTTGCAGTTAATCGCTCATGCGGCCCGTTGCCGTTTGTTTACGGACGATGACAACATCATCCATATCAAACCCTTCGGTGTGACCGTGACGGGTATTTACAGCGGCCAGTGGGCCGACAACGGCCATCTCTGGTACAGCGAGTGGGAAACGGTGGATAAAGGCAATACCAGCGAGAACACTTATGCCGTATTTGAGTTGAACCGTTGGACGCTGGACGGCGGCAATCAGGTGATTATTCCTGATGATAACCCCAACGGGAGAGGATATATCAGCGAGGCCATGACAAATGCGGAAGGAACATTCATAACGGCTCCGGTTTTTACCAGAACCTTTGATGTGTCCCATGACCTCCCCGTGGTCGCTATCCGCTTCGATACGCCCATGGACGAGTACCCCGCCTCTATTCAGGTGAAGTATTACAAAGACACTGTTCTGCTGGACACGCAGACGGTTCCGGTCAATTCCATAGAAGTGTTTGTATCTTCCTCTTTGGCGATTGACTGCACCAAAATTGAGGTATCTTTCCTGAGCGGACTCCCCTATCGGAGAATGAGGGTTAGTAAGGTCTATTACCGGGAAACTGACTTCACTCTGGATTTCTCTTCTATCGCAGAAAATAGTCAGGCGATTTCCAAAATTGACGAGCTGAAAGCCGTCACCGTGGCCCGGTACTCTTACGCTGCCAGTGACAGCACCACCAATCTTTACGAGGAAACGACCACCGAAACTGAACTTCATGTTGAGTTCTCTGGTCTTGCACAAGATATTCAAATCAATGTGTCTGGCGGAACGCTGGTATCTTCCAACATTTACGCCAGAGCTGCGGACTTGGTGTTATCCTCCGGCACCAAAACCGTAACCATTACCGGACGGACTTTACAGGAGAACTCGGTGGTCGTTTCCTACCCCGTAGCTCTCACCGGAGAAGTAGACAAGGAGGAAAATCCCTTAATCACCAATGACAGTATGTGCCTCGCTCTGGCAAACCATGTAAAAAATTATCTGCAAATGCGGAACACTTATGACGCAGATTACCGTGGAAACCCGGAAATGGAGGTAGGCGACATTATTGGCCTGCAAACTCGGTACACCAATGAAATGGACGCTCTGATCTTGGTAGATGAAATCTCCTTTAACGGCTCTCTGAGCGGAAAGATGAAGGTGAAAGGCTTGATATGAGTATTATCAATGAACTTGTCTACGACCGCACACAAGCCGATGTAGACCGGGTCTATACCCTAAAGAACAAAATCCTCACGGGAGGGCTTGCCGCCCTCACCGCTGAGGAAAAAGCTGAATATCTGACCGGGATGAAAGGTGCCTATAACTACACAGACTTCAACCGGCTCGGAGAGGCAATCACCTATCTGGTAGAGCAAATGAAAAAGCTGGACATTCATGATAGCTCCATTGTCCCGAAGGTAGATTGGGTCATGGGAGATACCCCAACACAGAGCCAGGTAAGAAACCTCCTGAGCTGCCTGACAAAATTGAGGGCAAAGCTCTCCTTACCGGACAATGCTCCGTCTGTGCCGAACTCTCTGGACAAGTTGACCTATCAAACGGCAAATGACATGGAACTTCTGCTTTGGATGATTGACCAGCGAATTACGCAGACAACCGCAGCGTTCCACTATTCCGGGACGATGTATTGTGGACAATAAGGAGGAACTTATAGCATGAAAGACACCAGCATCAAGGGCAATGGAAAGTCCAGTATCATTAAAGCCCCTTCTGATATGCCCGAAACCTTTGAAGCGTGGCGGGAACAGCTTCTCGCCGGACAAGGCTACCTTGATGTGCGGTTGAATACCGATACAACCGGGGAAAACGCCGGGTGCAATGAAATCGGCACCGCTCTGAATAAGGCCAATTTGCTGAATGATACCACGAAAGCGGCCTTGGAATTGACCCAGGCAGACCCCACGGTGAATGACGCTTTGTATGCCCTGAGCCAGAAGGGTTCTCCCGCTGAGGTTCATGTGATCGCAGACAACGGAACCCAGGTCACAATGAGTAAGGGGAGTAAAGTCCTGACCGCTCAGGTGTCCAGTGGTGAAGCGGTTCTCTACCCTGCCGAATTGGGCGATTGGAGTATTAAGTACACCTTTGGCGGCTCTCTGAAAACTCGGACTTGGACTCTGGAAGTCATTGGTATCGTCTATGTCTATCCCTTCGAGATCGGAGCTACCCTGAACGATACCGATTGGGAAGATATTGAGATTTGTGGTCGCCTGGGTATAGCGGAAAAATTCTTCAAGGTGGGAGATACAAAGACTGTAAACATCGGCGGCACTAACTACGAGGTACAGATTATTGATTTCAACCATGACGATAAAGTATCTGGTGGTAAGGCCCCCATGACATTCCAGCTTGTGGACTGCCTCAATCAGACGGCACAGATGAATAGCAGTAACACCAATACCGGAGGCTGGAACGGCTCTGCCATGAGAACCAGAATGGCTACCTATAAGAGCCAACTTCCGGCAGCTCTTCGGAATGTCATCAAGACCGTCAAGAAGAAATCCGGCACCGGTGGCGGAAGTTCCAGCGGTACGCAGACCACCAATGATGACCTGTTTCTGCTGTCCGAAATTGAGATTTTTGGCACGACCACTTACTCGGTAGCCGGTGAGGGTACACAGTACGCTTGGTACAAGGCCGGGAACACCAGAATTAAGAAGGTCAACGGTTCTGCGAACGGCTGGTGGGGGCGTTCGCCTGGACGAA